CAGAGAATTGTGATAGATATGTCCAATCTTCAATAAAAATATTACGAAGAATAGACGGAGAAACGTAACTAGAGGGGGGATGTCCAACGACACGCCTTCGGAAAGTTGAATTTAATTGTCCCAAATAAACAAGTTCCTTATAATCCCTTTTTGGAGGGCCATTTGTAATAAGGTGAACGGAATCAAAAGATTCTTTCTTTATATACTTGTTTAATTGAGTTACCCCTAATATGAGGCTACTCTCGGGGTTTTCGAGAGTAGAATCTAAAAATCCGAAAAGAATTTCACAGGTGGTAAAACCCCCTGATTAACGCCATCAACAGATTGTTGATGTATAGCAAAAGCTTTACCCGACGTTATATAAGGAGATCCACACTGTCCAGGAAATGTATCAGACTTGTGTAAATAATAAGCTACTTGACCTTCAGCTATAGAACCATTTGTACACCAAACTTGAACTTGTTCAAGAGTTACGACATCCACAGAATAAAATTTAGTATCTGTAATATCATTAGGAGGTAACGTGATCTCAATGAGATTACCTTGAGCATTAATATTTGGTGCAAAAACAGCAGCAAAGTCATGTTCCTCATATATATGAGTAAAAATAACTTCTCTATAAGACCCATTATATTTAATAAAACATTTATTATCTCGTAATTGATGGAGACAAGTTACTGCAACTTTCTTTGAGTTCAACTTGACAAGTGTTATAACTCCATTAAAAGTATACAATCCCTCTTGTTTTATATACATAGGTATATACGAACGTTGTCGATCCGAAGGTTGTTGTTTCGTTATAGATTGAGCATTATTAGTATTTACAACAATAGCCTCTTTAGGCACATACTTTGGTTTCTTCTTATCTTTAGATTGAGTGGGAACAGAGGGGGCTTTAACACTTTCCGCATTACATTGGCACCCAGAAAAGTGAAAACAATTATGTCCACAATTTTGATTACAATTAGTATTAGCATCTGTAGACAATTTTTTAGGACAAGTGGAATAATGAATACATTCCTGAGTATCTTTCACTTTCTTCATTATCG